GGTGTTTATCAGGGTGATATGATGTTTTCCGGAAACGATAAAATCAAAAATAAAGATGGTAGTGTTTCTTTTCATCCAAATCCATCCGGTTTAACATATACAGCTCACGGAAACCATTCTGCAGCTGTTAAGAAAGCCAAAATTGGTGTAGTAACACACTTATCATATAGTGGTGATAATGCAAAATCATTAAATGCTTCACATGAAGTAAATCACGAAAAATTTCAAAAACATTCCGATGTTTTTTCTGTTGATCCTAGAATGGACACATCAAAGGTACATTTTAGTCCACAACAACAAAAAGAATTTAATAAACATATTTCTGCTGCACAATCATTACATGACACACATGGTGAAGATATGTATGCAGGAACAAAAACACATCATGGCGTTGGCGGACATTTAGAAACATATATGAATCACACAGTTAGAACTGGTGAACAAGCCAACCATTCGAATTTCAGGAATTGGTTAGAAAACAAAAAGAACAAAGAAATCGACAAACTAAAAACTGAAAAGAATAAAACCACCAAGCAAGCGGAATTGAAATCTGAGTTGGATAAAATCGAAAGAAACAAAAAACATTATAACAACATATTCAAACTACATGGACATCTTCAGAGTGCAAAAAATGTTTTGATAAATGTTTTAAATCAACATCAAGACTTTCAACACGAACATGCCGGTGAAAGTGCTAATCCTGAAGGATATGTTTTCCATCATAACAATGAATCTGATAAATTTGTAAATAGAGCTGAATTTTCTCGTAGGAATTTTGCAGGTATAAGGAATATTTGATATGATACTAAAAGAATCCTTCAAAACATATATTTTAAAAGAATCTGTAGGCCGTGGTAAATTAATTGCTTCCGGTGTTGAGGGTGAAAGACATGTTAAAAAATACATTGAACCATATTTAAATTCAAATAATTTTACACATACATTGGCTGTCGAACATGAAGATTTGCCGGTAGGATCACAATTGAAATTGAAAAAAGTGAAAAATATAAACGGAAAATTTCATGTTCATGCCGAAGATCAAACCGGAAATGAACATGTTTTATCCGTATCAAAATTGTTTAAACCGGGTGAAGCTCCTAAAAATAAAGGACATGATTATGAATCTAAGTTTGTTGAAAGAATGAAATCACATAATATTATGCCTTCACATTTATCTGGCGCAGGTTCTACCTCTGGAACAGACTTTGCTGTTGAAAACAGAAAGAAAAAAATGTTTCATGCTGGTACTGTTAACGGTAACCTATTGAATGGTGAAACTAAAGATGGCGTAACTGCAGCCATGGGACAATTAACTATACATTGGAACAAGAAAAAGGGTTGGCATGTCGGTGATAAAGCAAGGTCGAATCGTCCATTATATGCACAACAAATCGAAAAGTCTGGTGTGTTGAAACATATGAACAAACATTTTAAAGATCCGGAAAATGCCGAAGTAACTGCTTCTGGTCGTGCCAAAACTGTTGAAATCAAACATCCAAATCTTGATCCAGCACATGCATATCTACAAGACCACCACGTTCATGTATTACAAGTTGGTGGTTACGGAACATATAGTGTTGGTAAAAAAGATGAAACAGAACATGGTTTACCGAATATTTCAGGTAAAGGTATTTGGAGAATTAGAGAAAAACAAAGAGGCAATAAATTCGCAAGAACCGTGGCTTTTCACCCAGATGGAAAAGGTGGGTTAAATAAAAGTCATGTTGATCTGGATAAAGACGAAGATTTATTTTCTTTTAAGAAAAGTTTGGGACACAAAGATTAAATGAAATCATTTTTACAAAGATTAGAGGACGAATCAAAGACCAAAAAGCCGGTCGTGATGGCTTTTGGCCGCATGAATCCACCGACAATAGGACACGAAAAGTTAGTCAATAGAGTTCAAGAAATTGCTAAGGACTATAAGGCACCACATCATATTATCATTTCTCATTCGACTGATGCGAAAAAGAACCCTTTGGATGTTCAATCTAAATTAAAACACGCCAAAAGGTTTTTCCCGGGAGCCAATATTAGTGCATCCAGTAAAGAACGACCAACTTTCTTACAACATGCTGCAGCACTTAATGCAGCTGGCCACGACCATCTTATTATGGTCGCTGGTTCAGATCGTGTGCATGAATATGAAGAAAAACTGAAACAATACAATGGCACAGCAAAAGGTTCATTGTTTAATTTCAAGAAGATTGAAGTTAAGTCTGCTGGCCAAAGAGATCCTGACGCAGAAGGAACAGAAGGTATGTCAGCATCAAAGATGCGTGAACATGCAATTCATAATCATTTTAATGACTATTTGGACAAAGATGGAAAAATGAAACCTGGTTTTAAGAGCGGAATACCATCACATGTGCCTGAGAAACATGCAAAAGAATTATTCCGTGATGTTCGCCGTGGTCTGGGTATCAATGAACAAAAAGATCGTGGTATGTTTAAAGCGGTTTTCGTAACTGGTGGTCCGGGGTCTGGCAAAGATATTGTTTTACGTGAAGCCATTTCTGAATCCAAAATGGTAGAAATCAATTTGATTCAAGCTTTTGACTATTTGGCCGATAAACAAAAATTGACTGAAAAAACCAGTGATCATCGTAGAGAAACAATTAGAAATCGTGGTCCTTTATTGATTAATGGCCCAGCAGATTCATTTAATGAAATTTTTTATGTCAAAGAAGAATTGGAAGAATTAGGATATAGAACTTCTATGGTCTTTGTAGATACAACCAATGAAGTCAGTCAGGAGAGAAACACAAAGTTGTCTAAAATGATTGCAGAATCTATTAGACAAGATAAATGGAATCAAGCACAAAACCACAAAAAACTTTATTCTAATAAGTTTGAACAGTTTTTTTTGTTTGATAATTCCAGGACACTGGAAGATGTAGAGGAAGTTATTACGGAAACATACCAAAAGTTGAATCAATTCATTGATTCAACAGACAAAACAGACATTGCTGTTTCTTGGTTAGAAAACCGTGGTATGCTAAATATAAATGATTCGATTAATTCTTTGTTTAAGGAAAATAAAAATGATAAAGTGGTTTCTAGATTTATTCAGAGGTTACAAGAAAGCAGAGGAAAAACATCCCCTAGACTTTACGGAAAGAACAGCAGCGGTCCAGCAGCCGGTCCAGGAGATATCCCAGCCGACAACAGAGCCTCAGACCCAAACACAGACAACATCAGATGGGACGCCAACAAGCGCCGTGGAAGTTACACCTTCAGAACCTACTCCGAAGCCAAAGAAGGGTCGATCAAAATCTACCCAGAGCCAAAAGAAAGCAACTTCAAGCAAGACAAAGAAAAAGTAAAGAATAAGAAAAACAGATTTGTTGACTCACCAACAGTTAATCAAAGATTGAGAAACCAATCTGGAATAGGACCTGAATTTGACACTCGCCAACAGGGAACAGTATACCCTATGTCCGGATTAGGCGATGTAACTTACAAAGAAGAAAAGAGTTTCTTGTCATTTAGAAATAAAATGGTTGAATCTCATATGGATCCTGGTGATAATGAAATGGGTGTAGGTGGTGTTTTGAATGGTGCAACAAATAAAGAACCAATTCAAAATCCAAAAGATAACATTGGAATAACAATTCAAAAGAAAAAGAAGAATAAAAAATGAAAAGTTTTAAAGATTATCTTGGCCACGAAGCCACCAAAAGCAAAGATGCCGAGGAAGTTTCTCGTCAAAAAGAACACCTAAAAAATAAATCATCGGAATACCAAGATCAAGCTGATAAAGAAAAAATGCTAGGTGGCGGTGGAGGCGCAGCTGAAGCTAAAGGTAAATCGTTTGATGCAGCATCTGACAATATAAAAAAAGAAGAATTTGAATTAAATGAAGCAAAATCTTCTGCTGCCATTAGATTTCAAAAGGCTTTACAAAAAGAAAAAGAAAAAAGTGAAAGAAACGAACGCCTTTCCAAACCATATGTTGACAAAGTAATGGGTAAGAAAAATGATGAAAAATCTGTTAAAGAAGAAGTTGAAATAGAAGAAGAATTGAAAAAAGGTGATAGAGTTAGACATAAAGACGGTACATTAGGTACCGTAACTAGAGAACCGGATGAGCAAGGCCTAGTACAATGGAAACATGCAGGAAATAAACACCGTGTAAGTAAAAAAGATGTTTTGAAATCTGCTGCTGGTGAAAAATTTCGTTGGCGCCAACAACAAGAAGAAGTTGAACGAATTGATGAATTGACAACTGACACAGTTCATTCTTACTATAAAAAAGCTTTTGCTCAAAAATATGGTAAAGGTGTCGAAAAGGCAAACAAAGAAACCTTGAAAAAAAGAAACCAAGGTATGAAACGTGCTGAGAAGCGTTTTGCTGATAGAAGTCCAACAAAAGGACATGGAACACCAGCATCAGCAGGAGATTGGTATAAACAAGGTCGTTACATGGGTGATTCAGTTGAAGTTGATACAGAAAACCAACTTAACGAAAAATCAGCTGCATGGCAACGCAAAGAAGGAAAATCAGAAGCTGGTGGTTTGAACAGAAAGGGTATTGCATCATATCGCAGAGAAAACCCAGGTTCAAAGCTTTCTATGGCTGTAACTACAAAACCATCTAAACTAAAACCAGGTTCTAAGGCAGCCAATCGCCGCAAATCTTTTTGTGCAAGAATGGGTGGAATGAAGAAGCGTTTGACTTCTGCAAAAACCGCAAGAGATCCAGATTCAAGAATTAACAAAGCCCTACGTAAGTGGAACTGCTGAACGGAGAAAAAAATGATTAACTTAAAAAACAAAGATTCAGTCGCAGCCAAAGTTGAAGAAATTCTTCAACAGGAGGCATTAAAAGGTAAACAACATAAAATCGATAAAAATCATAATAAAAAAATCGATTCTCAAGATTTTGCTATTCTCCGTGGCGAAAAGAAAGCCAATGAAGAAGTTGAACAGATTGATGAAATATCAAAGTCAACTTTAGGTTCTTATGTGAAAAGTGCGGCAAGAGATGTTGGTGCTTCTCGTAAACTTGCTGCCGACTTTGAAAATAAAGCAGAAAAGTCTAGAAAACCTAGCGCCAAAGCGGCTGCAACTCGTCTTTCCGACAAATTCAAAGTTACGGCTCTAAAGCGTCATGTTGGCATTGGTAAAGCAGTTGAACGTTTAACCAAAGAAGAAGCCGAACAGGTAACAGAAAGAGAAATGACTAAGGGTGAAACTACCGAAAAGGAACGCATTGTTAAAGGTATGAAAAAGAGTCTTTCTGGTTTCAAAGCTCGTTATGGTGATAGAGCAAATAATGTAATGTATGCTACAGCTACTAAACAAGCCATGAAAGAAGAAGAACAAGTGGATGAAAATGCATTTGATTGGAAAACACCAAAACCACCAGAATCCAAAGGCGGCGCAGGCGTTAAACAAGGTCGTGCATATGGTGGTGCAGCTCAAAAGAGCAAACCAGAACAAGAAGATAATAACGAAAAAAAAAAGTAACTGAGGCTAAAAGACCAGAAACCGATAACGTGCCGTTTGAAGGACCATATAATTCAAGTTCAAGTCCTGTTGTAACAGATAAATCCGGCGCAAAACACACACCGGCTTCCAGAGTTAAACATTTGGCTAAATTGGCATTAAAGAAAGTTGAAAAAGATTTAGGAAAAAAATAAAATGTCTAAACGAGCAGAACTTCTAAAATCTATTATAAAAGGTAGTCTCAATGAAAGTCCATCTTTGGACAAATACTTGAGAGCCAGAGGAATCAATCCTGAATTTGTTTCCAAAGATGTGAAGGTTGCTCATTCCAAATCTCTAGCTTTTTTAAGTTGGCAAAAAGCACACCAAAACGAAGAAGTTCAATTAGAATCGGTTGACAAAGAAGATACAATAACTTTTGATATTCCTCTTTTAATTCGTATGTTGGAATACGCTCGTGAAGATGCCAAGACAGATATGGACCTTCATAAAGTTGTTAAAAAATTGATTGCAATTCGTGATCAAGGTACACTAACAATGGATGATTATGAATTCGTTACTAAAATCAAAGAAGAATTCAATGCAATGAATGAAAAGAAAGATCCTTGCTGGTCCGGTTACACAATGGTAGGAATGAAGAAAAAGGGCGGCCGTGATGTGCCTAACTGTGTTCCTGCTGGTGGTGTAACCAAGGCAAAAGGTTTTAAAGAAGATATTGATGAAATAAATGAAAAAAAAGGACCTTGTTGGACCGGATATAAAAAAGTTACAGGTAAAAAAGATTTCGAAAAGGGTTCTTGTGTTAAAGAAGAAATGACAAAAGAAATGTCAAAATCTGCCAGAATCATAAAGTCAATTTACAAAAAAAAAGGTGTAAAGGAAGAACTTTATGACCATGAGAAAGAAGATAAGTCAGTTAAAGGTTATGGTAAAAAACCAAAAATGAATTCTGTGAATACAGCTTTTGGTGAAGCACCAAAAGCATCTGCGGTTTTATCTGGTGGTACTACCATGACAGGCCAAAAAAGAGATACCGTAGAAATAGATCCGATGATGCGTGGTAAACCAAACGGTAGATTCGGTGATCAAAAACCACCAAAAAATTAAAAGATAAATAGTACCATAACCCTCGGTTAAAAGGAGAATATAAATGTCATCTTGGGGAAATAACGATAACGCAGCTAACGCTCCATATTGGGCAGTTAACTCAACAATAGTAAATCATGCCGATGTTAAGTCGGTTGCAGCTGCACCTACAGCCGCTAACGTAGCTATATTGTATGCAAATACACAAGCAGGTGCTTATACTACTGGTCAAACTATTGGACTTTTTGGTGTCGATTCTGAAGAAGCTTCAACTAGCAACAAGGTTCATAGTGGATGGGTATTAAGAACAACAGGATCTGGCGGCCGTGCTAACCGTGTTCAAGAAGAAGTTTTGGTTGCTTTAAGTAGCATGGGTGTAAGCCCAGACGGTGATGCACAAACATATGCCAATGTTTCTATTGCATTGTCTGGTCCATCTGATGGTTCAGTTGTTTCAGTTGGTACATTTGCAAATGTAATTTCTTTCAGTGTAACACCAACACTAGACGGAAACACTTCAGCTACATTGACATATCAGTGGCAATATTTGAATGGTTCAACATGGGCCAATATTCCAGCAAATACCAATCCAATTCGTTGGGCTGGCGCAACAACCTCCACACTACAGGCTCGTCCTGCAACAACCGCAAACAACGGTACAGTATTGCGTGTAGTAGTTACCGCTGCAGATCAAGGCGTAACAGCAACATCAGCAAACGCTACAATGACTGTGACCTGATAAGAATTATATAATTCTTTTTAACTATGTTTGAAGATTTGAATGAGGACAATTTTATAATGTATGCAATGAAGTGTTATACTTCACCACATTGTATATTGTCCGAATTTGAAAGTGATATCAAGAGAACAAAGTATTTAAAAAGGCTTTTTAGAAGATATAAATCTACAAAGTCAGTCAAAGAAAGGTTGGTATTAAATCACATCATATTATTAAATAATGTTTTTGGGCCAGAAGCAACCTCCAGAATATTATTCTATAAAATAGATGAACGTGATTTTGATGTATTAAAAACCTTTCTTTCATATCTTGATATTGCACCAGATTTTGTTTATGGAATTAGAGGTAAAAATATTGATGTGTCTGCGATACCACTGGATAAAAAAATTGTAGAGATACTATTAAAAATATGAAAAATTTTAAAGATTACATAAAAGAAGATGGTATGGCCGCAGTTCCAGTAAATTCGGTTGCCGGTGTTGCTGGTTCTGGTGATTCTAGATTACCTTCAAATCAGAGAGAACCTGGTGTAAGTAAGAAAAGAAATCCTGTTATGATGAGTATGAAAAGAAAATCACCAAAGATGTAAAAAATGTGGATATTAAAATGGCTTCCTGATTGGATTTTTTATGCCATCCTATTCTTGGGTATAATAGGTTACACAGCCACATATTTACTTAAATTCATACCAATTCCCGCAATATACATGTATAAGACACCAATTCAGTTGGTGTCTATTGCTTTAATTGTCTTTGGTGTTTTTATGGCCGGTGCCATACATAATGAAGAAGCATGGTTGGCCAGAGTGCGAGAAATGGAAGCCAAAGTTGCCGCAGCAGAAGTTAAAGCAGCCGAAGAAAATGTTAAGATAGTTGAAAAAATTGCGACAAAAACACAAGTTATAAAAGAAAAGGGCGACACTATTGTTAAATATGTTGACCGAGAGGTAGTAAAATACGACAACATTTGTGTGATACCAAAAGAGTTTGTCAAAGCACATAATGATGCAGCTGAGGCACCAAAATGAAATACCTTCTGATTATTGCCACATTTCTTTTGGTTGGTTGTTCAACTACTGTTCCGGTAACAGCCAAATTTCCTGCTATGCCTGAAAGACTTTTGGTTAAATGTCCAGATTTACAAAAAGTAAATGACGAAGCAAAACTAAGTGATGTTGCAAAAACAGTAACTGTAAATTATTCCACTTATTATGAATGTGCTGTGAAACATGATGCAATGGTTGAATGGTATCAAGTGCAGAAAAAAATTTTTGAAAGTGTAAAATAATGGAACTAACAAAAGAACAATTAAAACAGTTATTACCAAAAAATCCATATCTTGATTATTGGTACAAAGCATTATCACAACTGTTACCTGATTACGAAATAAACACACCAAAAAGAATTGCTGCTTTCATAGCACAGTGTTCACATGAATCTGGTGGTTTCATGGTCTTACAAGAAAACTTGAATTATAGACCTGCATCACTACGCAAGTTATTTTCTAAATATTTTCCTACGGATGAATTAGCCAATGAATACTGTTCTAGACCAAATAAACAAGAAGCAATTGCAAACCGCATTTATGCAAATAGGATGGGTAATGGGGACGAGACTTCTGGTGATGGGTATCGTTACCGTGGCCGTGGTCTTATTCAATTGACTGGTAAAGATAACTATACTTTCTTTGCTGGTTCACTTGGTATTTCCGTAGAAGAAGCTGCAGAATACATGGCTACATTTGAAGGTGCTGCACAATCAGCGTGTTGGTTTTGGGAAACTAATAACCTGAATCAATGGGCAGACAAAGGTGACATTCTAACATTGACCAAGAGAATCAATGGTGGTACAATTGGTCTCGATGACCGCATCAAACACTACGAACATGCACTACATGTTTTAGGAGCATAAGATGCATGATTTAAAACTATTCAAATATTTGGCTGTTCTAATTGCACTTCCTGTTGGACTTGCATTTTTTGGTGGTGACAAGTTTCGTTATCCATGCCAAGATCCAGCAAATTGGGACAAAGACATTTGTAAGTTTCCTCAATGTGATGTGACAAGAACTTGTCCAGAACATGTATTTAAGGGTCAGAGAGATCCAAGATTAGGACCACCAAAAGATGGAATAAATGGTCCGTTGCCTAGTGCAACACCTATTCAAGGAGTTAATTGTGGAAAATAATGTACCATTCTTATATACCGAAGACCAGCTCATGGCTCGTCTTAAATTTTTCATTGGTGTTTGCCTTGCACTTACACTAACAGGAATCGTTTTTGTTGTTTTATATTCTATTATCTTTGTTACACAACCATTAAATGCAATATCACCTATCGACCAGAAATTTTTTGAGTTGATTATTCCAATTGCAACCTTCTTAACAGGTACATTATCTGGTATAATGTTATCTGGTGCAAAGAAAGAAGATCAAGAGGCAATGTTAGCTGCACAAAAACAAGCAAATGAAAATTTTGCTGAAACTAAAAAGGCAATGACTGCACCGCCACCACCAGAGCGCAAAGAACCATCATTCAATCCTATGCCAACGAATATGGGTATGCCAATGGGTGGAATGCCACCAACAATGACACCAGCACCAGTAGTTACAGGTTTTGGTGGTAAAATGGCACCACCACCAGCACCACAACCGGAGATTTAAATGATACTACAAGGATTACTCAACGATGGTCATAATGGAACATTGAGCAGTAAAAGAGTTGTTACTGTATTAGCTTTTGTTTTATGTGCTATGGGATTTGTTGGTGATTTGTTTTGGAATTTAGATGTAAAAGACTCTGTATATGAAAGTATGATGTATATTGTAATTGCAGGCCTAGGTTTTACTGCATCCGAAAAGTTTACATCAATAAATAAAGAAAAACCGAAAGGATTACTATAATGTATAAACTATTTTTGGCCATCGCATTGGCAATTACTTCAGTTACTGGTTTTGCATCAGATGAAACCACCAAAGTGTGTGTTGATATCAAAGACAAAGACGGAAAAGTCCAAAAAGATGCAAAAGGTAATCCTAAGCAACAATGTAAAGAAATGAAGGTACACAAGAAACTTGAAGGTACCAAAGTTCCAGAAAAGAAATAAATGGCATCTACTACCGAAAGATTAGGCATTGTTGAAACTAAGGTTGAAGTCCTTGGTGAAAAATTAGATGAGATAAAAGTTGATGTGAAAGACCTCCACGATTGTTTGGATAGGACCCGTGATGGTTTAAAAGAACAATTGGATCAAATGTATCAAGCTTCTTGTTCTCAACATGCCGAATTAGCTAAGAAAATTGGTGAGCTGGAAAAAATCCGAGAAAAGACCATGTGGATGGTTGCCGGTGCGGTCGCTACGGCTGGTATATTTTCCGGTCATTTAGA